GGCTATGCCCTGCGGTACGGCGACGCCGATCCCGTGGTGATCATCGAGAAGGGGAGCTACATTCAGGGAGCCGCGGGGTTCGCCGCTATTCACTGGAATAACGTCACCAACAACGATCTCCGTATCAAACACTCGACAGTCAGGCACGGGACTGGAGGTGCCGCCAACAATCCCTTTGCCCGAACGGGGGCCGTGACGCCGTCGTTCAGGTCGGGGCACAACGTCTTCAACTCCGACCCGGAAATCGGCGGCATCTGGCACAACATCATAGCGGCACCGCAACGCTACGACGCGTTCGACGCCGGGTACGACTACTGAGGCCAACATGGCGGCACGTATCAACCACGTCATTCCTGGGTCATACGCCTCGAACGCCGCGGCGGATGTCGCCATCGTTGCTTGGGGTTGGACCAAGGAGGTTGGATGGGCCTACCTCAACTCCGGCGACGGCACGATGCGGGTCTGGGACGGCGTCTGCTGGAACCGCCTCACGACGGTGGAGCAGGACTTCATCGCGATGACGACTCACGTCGAGGGTGCGGCTCCCTCCGAGACTATGATCGGCGGCTGTATGTTCGACGGTAGCAGCATGACGGGGCTCACGCTGACGTTCTGGGCCACGCTGTCCTGGGTCGTCGCCGGCGCCTGTACGGAACGTGTTCGGCTCTACGATTATGGTGCGTCCCCAGGTCCTCCAGCGGTACCTCCCGTTGCTGTCATTGATCTTGACAACGTCATTGCGGGCGCGGGGAGTGACGGGCCTCTATACGTGTCGGGTACTGTTCTCGTTGATGCTACCGGCCCGGCAGCCGGAAAGATCGCGAACTCGGCGCGGCTCTACGTGGCTGTTGTGACTTTTGTTGGTGGTGCTCTTGCAGACATCGCTTCGGTATGGGGCGGTGGCTTCGTGTTGAGGTAAATCATGGACACTCTGCATCGGAGCTTGAATTTTATGGGACTCGGTGGGAACTTTCACTGGTGGAACGTTACTCGAACGATGATTGCTGCCGGATGGACAGTCGTCGAATCCGGTTCTGGGATTGGCGGGTTCCATTTGGCGAACACGGATGTTTTCGACGCTGCCCCAAACAACCCCTTCCGAGGTGGCGATCCCGTGGGTCTGGCCAAGTTGAGCAGTTCTAACCCCCTTGGCCCATTCACGGAACCGTGGTGTTCTGCCAACTACTGCTGGATCGTCCTACAGAGCCCGCTCGGTGCCGGGTTCGACCAATATCTCTTCCAGCGTAATTTTTGGTTTGGTGGTGACCTAGCGGATGCGTACTGGACTATCGCATGGGCGCCGGAGGGGGATTTCGACTTCACGCTCTGCAACGCCAGCACGGCACCCGCTGCGACGCTCGGAGGACCGTTGTACGTTCTACAGGGGACGATCAACGGAAATGGTGCGGTGGTATCGAGCCCAGGGACGGTGGCAATCGTTTCGTCAGTAGCGGCTGACGACACCAGTTCAGGGCAGGGAACCGGAGCGCACGGCGTTTTCGGAGTCGAGGTAACAGCCCCGAACATGATCAACAACGCGTTCATGATCGACGACTTCAGGCAACTCAGAGCTGTCGAGATGGACGCGAAGCCCGTGGTCACGGCGGTCGGACCCTACGCGGCACTGGTTGGGTACATCGACGCCAACACCCTTGGTCAGAACTACCCCGTAGCAATCGTTGATCGCGGTGGACCGACCGAGGCGTGGAGGGGTGTTGCATATAATACCTTGAAGAACGCGGCGAACGTGTATCTGGTGCCCGGTTCGGGGGGATCGTCCGTTGCGGGGCAGTCTGATGTTCCGATCGTTATCGGGCATCCGACGCACGGTGGTGTGTTGGGCGTTTCCAGGTGGCTCGATTGGCAAGCGATCAGTCGCTCGTACCCCGATACCAATACGGCGAAGACCGACTGGTTCGTCCAGAGCTGTCGTGTCAAGTCCCTCGGGGACGGCGTGACCGATCCGACACCGATGCCGTGAGGTAAGTTGTGGCAACGTGGAACATCGACCCTGTTGTAGTCACGATTGCGGAGGTCTCGCACTCCGGCCACCGCGCCGTCAGCCCGTTGTTCCAGTCCGGTGGTCCTCTACCAGGAACCGCTACTCGCCTCCAGTCCGTGTACGATCCCGTGAAGCCCGGCATCGAGACGTGGCCTCACGTCGGAACGGACTACGACTACACCGGTGCTTCCTACACCGGCCCGGGACCGTTTGGCGGGACGTCCCATTTTACACGGCTTGGGGTCCTCTAAATGGGTGTCTACGGCGCTTTCCTCTACGGCGGTGAACTTTACGGTTCGCCGGTGTTGCTCCCGAACTCGGCTGACTGGGACATCTATGACTTCTGTGAGCCTACCGACCTGACCATGCTCAGCATCTTGGGTGTGGCGCAGTCTCACCCCCTACGTGCTGTGGGCGCACCACACGTTTTCTGGGACGCCGCCAACGATCTGCATCTGATGAGCGACGACGGAGCCTTTTCGGGGTTCTGGATCGATTACTACGTAACGAACACGTTCACGTTCCAGTTCACCGTCGTCCCAACCCAGCTCCCGCCGGACTTTTCCACACCAATCTCGAATCGTGTCTTTTTCGGGGTGTCGAATCAGGGTGGGAAGGCAGTTGGCGTGCTGCTCTCGGCCAATGAGGGCATCGCTCTGTGTACTGACCCGACCGGAGTGACCTACACCAAGATCCCGTTCACGGCACAGCTCTTTGGCGAGAGCACGGACTACTGGGTCTTTCGACTCACCGTGAACCCGGATACGGGGCAGGGCAACCTCTACGTGACCCGGGCTGACGTTCTCGCCGCGCTCACCAAGCACGAGCTGATCTGTACGTTCACTCTGGATGATGTGCCAGGCAGTGCTCTGGATCGAACTCTGGTTCAGGTGCTGGGCACGGCGGCGGACCCGTCCGAGATCGAGATCGACTGTATCCGCATGTCGTCGGACGAGAAGATCAGCGATCCGAGACCTGTCGCCGTGGTTAGCGAAGACCAGTCCCGAGCACTTGGTACGTATGGCTTCTTCGATGGACGGGGTAGCTACGATCCTCCTCCGTTGCCGGAGACGGTACGCTACTGGTGGACGTTGACCCAGGTTCCGTCGGGTTGTGACCTCGAACTTGCTCTGTCGGGCGCGACACCCGCAGACGTATCCGGCTTCACGCATCTCCTGACCGGGGCTGCGGGCGACTATGCTGCGGTACGAGTCGGCGATCTGGTGCGGGGTGACGACGGGAACAGTTTCGTACTCTATGTGAGTGATGACGGAAGCTGGCTGGCCCTGGCGCACAAAACTCTCACGGCTGGGACGGCCAGTGGGACCTGGACACTTTTGCGGCAATCGGCCTGGGACGGTGCCAGGGAGCTGGCGCTGTGCCTATCCATCGTCCTGGACGAGGTCGTAGACCCAACGCCGCTCGTTCCAGGTCCGGGTGATACCTACCTCGTTGCGGTTGGTGCGCTTGGGGCCTGGGTCGGGCATGACGGCGAGATCGCAACGTGGACCGGGGCGGCCTGGTCCTTCACCATTCTGGGGCAGGGCCTGCTCTGCTTTGTCCTGAGCTCGTATCGGATCTATCGAACGACCGGCACCAAGCTCTGGTATCCAGCCTGGGCTCGGCCCTGGGAGGTGGATTTCTACGAGGGGCGCACTCGTTTTCTCGGTGCGCTCTTCGGTACGACGCTGGGGCTCTATGCGGTAGAGCTCACGGTCCATGGTGAGGACCGCTACAGCCTGCCCGTAGAACGGCTTCTTTCGCTCTATGCCGATCCGGTACCGCTGGGTCTACCACCGGAGGACGTTGGCTTCATCTGGGACTACCTCTCCGACTTCTGGCAACTTGTCGAAGATCGTCAGGCCATCGAGGTGACCTGGTCGGCCCTGGTCCAGCTCTACTCATCCGAGCTGGTCAAGCTGTACCAGTACGAGGCCGCGAAGTCGTTGAACGACGTCCAGCGCACGTTCCGACATGGTTGGATACGGTTCTCTCCGCTGCTCGAGGAGACGAACTACGATACGGATCCGGCTTCGATCACGATCACGACAGCGATGAGCTGGTACAGCGGTTCGCCTGGTATCGCACCACGGACCTATCAGGCATTGAGCCTTCCCGGGACCGTGGTCGATGGTACCTATCTTGTTCTGGATGGACTTGCTTACCGAGTGGCTCGTGGGAATGGTAACGACATCTATACGTATGATGATCTTCCTGTAGCGGAGCGACCCAAGTACTGGCGCATCGCCAGTCATGTGACTTCGAAAGTCACCGACTTCTCCAGGGCGGGGGTGCGCGTCGGCGATACGGCGCTGTTCGAGGGGGTCCTCGACGAGGACGTGATCGAGATCGAAAGCTACGTCTGGGGCGTGCGTGGGGTCGCTCTGGTTTTCGACGATACCGATGTTGTCGCTGCACAAGCTCTGGGCTATGAGGTCGTGTTCAAGGGGGTTCGTCGTCGTTCCGCGCTCGGTGTGGTTGACGAGCTCGTCGATCTGCCACGGCTTCAAGAGTACATCGATCGTGGGCTCGACGCCGCCGACATACCGCTGGAGGAAGGCGCCGATTTCCATGTAGAGCGGATCACGACGGTCCACGGCTACGATATCAACACGATTCAGTTCTACGATCCTTGGTTCGCCGTGGTCGTGCGTGGGTATTATGGGTACACGGGTGGCCCTTTACCACAGAACAGGTTCCTCGACCCCTTTGCCGACTTCGTGACCAGCTTCGGCGCCAGCGCTGACCTGACAGGGTACGTGCTCGAGCTTGTGGAGACAGGCAAAAGGTACCGGCTCCGTTCAGTTGTCGGCCCGACCGAGCTCGAGCTCTACGATACGTGCCTCGCCCCGGGCCTCTCCGACCAGCGGTATCGTATCCGGTCCATCGATGTCGTGCCCGATACGCTCTGGGCAGAGGAAGCGTTCTACGACAATGAGGAAGCAGTCGAGGGACTGTTCGGGACACTGCTGACGTTCCTCCGCACTCACTTCGATGAGCTCGTCGAGGGGCTGGACTATCTCTCCGTGGTTCGTGGGCTCTGGTACTTCGTGTGGCATGCTCGAACCGTCTGGGACATGGAAGTTGGATCACAGGTGATCCTGGGCCTCCCATTCGCCGAGGAGGCCGGGACCATCACCGACATCCAGGATCCATTCGAGACCGACCAGATTCGCGTCCTGGTCCTTGGAGACGAGACCGGACTGGTCAAGTCGTACACCTTCCCGGCATCGGTCGGCATGGCTGTGGATCCGGATACGTCACTTCCCCTGGCTTTGGGCGATCATGTAGATCTGTTCGATCCGTTGTCGGGTGGGGTCGAGATCCAGGACTACATTCGGGATCCGCTCTGGTGGTATCAGCTTTACCTCGGCGGAGCTTTCTACGAACCGCAGAAGGTCCATACCTGGGGCATCATCGTAGACGCTGACGTGTTCAGCCTGACCAACATACTGTTCCTGCTGCGGTTTTTGAAGCAGGACTCGAAACGTAGGCACAAGCCCCACTACACCGACCCGATCATCATCGTGGACAAGGCGCCGGAAGATGACATCACGGTCGCTGAACTTTTGGGCATTGGTCCCGTTGTCCTTTCCGGCGGGTGGACCTACCCTCATGTCTGGCCGGCGCTGGAACAGCACTACGACTGGACCGACTGCCCTTTCGAATCGCCTCGGGCTGCCGTGAGCAACGCTCCGATCACGGGCTGGACCGTGCCGGTGCCACCTCGCCAGTCGATCCCCTTTGGCAACCTTCACCTCTATGATGACCCTGGCCTGGTTCCAGATCAATGGACCGGGGCCTGGCCGTCCGGGGCTCCTGGTTCTCACGTAGCGACAATCGACGAAGCGCCCTGCATGGTCGATGCTCGGGACGGGCTTGGTCATTGTGTGCACCGAGTCGATGATGTCCTTGGCGCCGTCAACGTGATTCTCGATGGTGATATGGAGGATCCTGCGAATCCAGGAGCTCCAGGCAGTCCCTGGACGTTGATTGCAGGAGCACATCCCCTGACCGCGCTCAAGTCCGGCGTCGTATTCCACGACGGGGCACAGAGCCTGAACATTCAAAGCGTTGGTGCCGAGCTCGGCGTACTCCAGGATTTTCCGGCGCTGGTCGGCGCTTCGATTCAGGTCGGAGCTCGAGTCTGGGTCTACGTGGTCAGCGGCTGTGCCATGGTCCAGTTGATTTCACAGGACGGGGTCACGGTCCTGGCCGAGAAGCGAGCCAGCAAGGACCTGTTGCAGTGGAAAGAACTGACGCTGCACGCATGGCAAGCTGGCACAGCGGTGGTGCCGCTCCAGATCCGGATCACGACGGGGCCAGCTGGGGGCGCGTTCTACGTGGATCAGGTCGGGGCATGGGCTGGTCAGCTTCCTTGGAGCTCATGGGGTGTGGACCGTCCGATCATGGGTCGGACCGGAGGCTATACCCCGGGCGGCATGCCGGATGAATACCACGAGCTCATGGTGTATGCTGCACCGTAGGAGGCTGGATGCCGTTTGTTCCACAGGTTGACCGGCACGGTGCCCTCTTCATCGTTGACGCGGCGCATGATGAAGACGCAGTTCAGCTCTTGTCCGGTCCGGCTCTGGTCCCGCCTTCTGCTCCTGGTGTCGATCCGTGGGAACCGGGTCCGGGCGAAGAAGGTGTCCCCGTGACGGAGTGGAGTGACGCCACGGGTCATGTCGGGTACGGTGTGCTGATTCAACCCAACGAAAGCTGGCGCGTAGACGTCCCGCTTCCAGACGGGTACTATAGCCGCATCAGCAAGGACAGGCGCATAAGATGAAGCTGCTGGACCCGATCAAGGTCGACTGCAACGTGCTCCTGGAGGCGGTGAACCGGAGAGGTAGGGTCGTTGCAAAGCGTGAGGGCCACAACATCTTCGTGAACTACGGCAGGGACTGGCTCGCGCACCTCATCGCCTACAACACGGGGGGCGCGGTCTTTCGCAATGATCGCATTCGCTACATGGCTTTCGGCATCGGGGGCACCGGCCAGCGTGTGAGCTCGGATCAGATCCGGGGAGCGCCAGGCAGTCCGTATTCCTACCCTGACTTTCCCGACGCCTGGGGTGGGGGTGGTGGCGCCGGTGACCCGACACAGACCCAGACCGATCCAACGGTGACTGCGCTGGAATGGCCCGTCCTGGTCAATGCGACGGATTACTATGACGACGTGAACCAGCCGGCGACGTTCCCGGCGGCTACGGGCATCGTTCGCTTCACCACGATCCTCGACTACAACGAGCTCAGCTTTGGTGCCTTTGCCCTGGTGCCCGTGTCCGAGATCGGTCTGTTCACGTCGAGCATTCCTGGTCTGACCGTGCCACCTGTCGTGGCCGGCGGTCTGCCCGTCGAGAAGTTCATGGTGGCCTATCACACGTTCGGGACCATCGACAAGAGTCCGGATGTTGTGTTCCAGGTGAGCTGGGAGCTCAGGTTCTCATAGGAGACACCGATGCCAAAGACGCCGTTGCTGCCGCACAGACTGTACATCACGGGAACCGGGTTCGACCCCCTCGAGTTCTTCGTCGGGTGCAACGCCGACATCGCCGACGGTCCTGGCGGTGTCGGTTCGCGCGGTCTGGCTCCGAATGAGCAGGCCCTGTCCTTCAACTTCAACCGAGCCGACTACGCTCTGGCCAAGAACTGCGAGTGGCTCCAGACCGGAAAGCAGGCGCGAATCACGGTGGTCTGTGATGCAAACCCAGCTCCGACAGTGGACGCAGACTACTATGGTCCGACCGCGATCGAGGAGGCGCTCGCCGACTACCCCAGCGACGTCGTGATCCAGGTACGGAACGGTACCTATGACATGACGGGCGTCGCCGCCATTGCCGGTAACAATGTGCGAATCGAGGGCATCAGCATTCATCCCGTCAACGGAGTCATCCTGGATTGGGGCGCCAACGATCTCACGATCAGCGGCTTCTGTGTCAGTCTATCCAAGATGGCGATGACCTTCGACAACACGCACGGGGTCATCTGGTCGGGCCTGCTTGGTCAGGTCGACCTCGTCTTCCTGACTGGCAAACTCGTGATAAGCGGGGACTGGTTCAGGGCGGATCGGATCAACGCTGCCATCAACACTCCGGCCAGTACGGACACTGCGTTGCACCTGAATGGTTGTGCTTGTCACATCTCCAACAGCATCTTCGACGCCGTCGACGGTCTGGCTTTGGATCTTCAGGGCACACTGTACGTGTTCATCGAGAACACGTTCTTCGAGAGCTATGCACAGGTGGTCCGGACCAACGGGCTTGTGAAGGGACGCGGTTCCTTTGTGAACGTCAACTTCGCCAACTACACCAGCGGCGCCGACTACTTCACCGGGCATTCCGACCTCAGCTTCGATATGAGTCCGGACAGTCAGTTCTCTATGACCAACTGCCTCTTCGACATACGAAACTGCAGCAGGCTTGGTGTAGGTGCTGTAGCACCTTACGTGACTTGGTCCGGTGTCGGTTCGACGAATACGCGGATCAAGGTGGTGGAGGGCACGTACTATCGTGATGATCCCCTGCTCCTTGCCTGGGCGGGGATCCATCATGATCTTCAGGTGGATTTCGGTCCGGCGCAGGCCACGGCCACAACGCCGACGCAGGCCGCGGTTATGAGCGGGATGGGGACTACTGTCTATAACCTGTATCTGGAGGGGCAGCTCGGGGTCTGGGACACACCACTGGTCGCCGTCGGCGGTACGGCGAGTCAGAGAGGGACGGTCGATGGTCTTCGTCTGACTGGTGATGGGACCTGGTCCAACGCAATGACACCCCTCGTTGCAGCACTCTACGACTACGGCACGATTCGACACTTGAACTGGGACGACGAGGTTTTCGACGATACCGGCGCGCCCCTGCTCTGTCTGGTTGGCACGGATCCTACCACGATACCTTTGGTTTTCGACATCGAGATCGATCAGAGTCATCTCCTCATGCAGACCAGGACCAACACACGTGCTCTGATCGGCACCTTCACTGACGGTGAGGATTACAGGATCACCAACAACTATCTCTGGACCGACGGTCACGTCAACGCTTGGAGTGACATCTTCCTGGTTGCAGGGGCGGTGCAGTGTGCAAAGGGCACGATCTCGGGCAATCGTATTGTATGGAACGCACCTACAGTTGGAGGGGGTGGTCCGTTGCTACGCGGTCCTGTGATTGCCGCAGCCGGTGTCGACTTCTGGCGGGTTGAGGGGAATGAGATTGAAGGGGACATTGCCAGTATGGGGGCGCCGGGGTGGGACAACCTAGTCTATTTTGACGACGGAGCGCTGGAAAACTGCCTAGGTGGGGGGAACCTGGTCGACAACAACATCCTTCGGAATCTGAATGCTGGTCCCTCCGTTGCGCCGCATGTAGCCAGTGCGAGTGGTGTGGATCAACTCGGTTTCGGTCCGGGCGTTGGTGTTCCTCCTCTCGGATTTGCCGAGCTTCACAACGTCCAGGCATTCGTCTGATCTGCTTGGGGAGGTTTGTCATGGAGGAGATTGGGGCCGTACTGTTCAGCTGGCAATTCCTTCTCATCGGCGTCATCGTTTTTCTGCTGATGTACGTCTTCATGTTTCTGGGGACACGGCTCTGGGCCCTGGATCGGAAGTGGCTACGTCGGGTCCTGGTCTGGACCTATGCTGCCTCGCCCTACCTCCCGGGTTTCCTCGGCGCTGGTCTCGGTGCGATTCCGGTCTGGCCTCGACCTGGTCCGTTGCAGGAGCTGCCCGACGAGCAAGGGTACTTCGCCATGATTCTACTGGGGCTCGTCGCCGGACTGCTCTATGAGCGGATCTGGAAGGGGGTGAAGCAGTACATCGAGTCCAGGGGCCTCGACATCGAGCTTTCCGTGCCGCCACGAGAGCAGCGTCGCTTGAGATGAACCCCGTATCGGCATTCCGTGATGAACTCGCGAAGATCGGGGCTGGCCTCCTGGACACGGTGCCTCGCGTCAATGAGGGTATCGACTCGCTCATCTCATTGCGAGACGCCATTCGTACCAGGGGACAAGAAGTTCTGGGGCATCGCAACGTGGCCGTGCCTGCCCAGGTCTTTGCGTCGTTGATGGGGCAAGGCTTCACACCCACCCGGCTCGCCACGCCGCTTCCCGGAGAGAAGTTCTTCCGCAAGACCTGGCGGAAAGGTCAGCTCCATGCTCACCAGATCGGAGATGAGTACTTTGTGCATCTGGATCGAGTTGCGCCCACGAAAGGTCTTCGTCAGGCGCTGACTCATTTCCGTGATGAGGGTTGGCCCTCGTTGAAAAAGCGGTTGCTCGAGGAGAGGATGTAGCTGCATGTGGATCGAGGTCTGGGGCTGGTTCAAGAGATACTGGAAGTGGGTGCTGTTCCCTGTCGGGCTGGGTGGTCTTGTGCTCGGTGTCCTACCCACTCTGCTGAGCTGGTTTCACACTCGACCCCGGAAGTCGACGACGCTGCCTGTCAAGACCAGGGAGGCTCTGGATCGGCTCAAGTCTGCGGATCGGGAACGAGACCGGCGGCTGATCGAGCTCGAGGCGCAGCACAGGGCACGACTTCAGGCCCTGAGCGTCAAGGAGCAGGAGGAGCTGGAACAGCTCCGCGGCGCTCCTCTGGAGGATGTGGTGCGATGGTTCGATTCGCTCTGATCTGCCTCCTGATATTTTTGCCCCGTGGTGTTCGTGCCGAGCAGAGCTGCGGGCCGCAGGACTACACCTCGGAGACCCCGCCGGATGTAGGGTGTCCAGGACCAGGAGAAGATGCACTGGTTCCGGATCTGGATCCTCCGGAGTCGGTTCCTGTTCGATCCGGACAGGTCGTGACAGCGCCCTGGGACGGAGCTTTGGTGCATCGTGACCGTCTGGTCTATCTGGGTCTGCGTATCCGCGCACTGCGTAGGCTGCGCTGGCTCGATACGCTGCAGCTGACCCAACGGTGCCTGATTCAAACGGAACATGCCGAGGACGTGGCTGATATTCGAGAAGACCTGTTACGTGCCCAGGCTGCGGATGCGGAGCGACGTGCGACGCGAGCAGATCGTCAGGCGCAGCGGGCCGAAGCCTGGTGGAACAGTGTCTGGTTTGGCCTTGTGCTCGGTGTGGTTGGCGCTGGCCTGCTCGTGGTCCTGGTGGCCTACGTCGTAACCGTTATCTGAATATCGTACAGAGCTAAAAGAGCGATTCCAGGTGGTTGGAATCGCTCTGCCGAAGGGGCGGCAGAAAGGAGATGCGGCTACCACCACCGGCAGCCAGGCGCCACTCCCTCAGCACTCTTATGCCAGGACACAAGCTCGTTTTTCGATAGGCGGCGTTGGACGTCTACTTGTCCGCCATGAAGTCCTTGAACTTCTGAAGCCCAGCCGCGTGGGCTTCCTTGATCACCGGGGAGAAGTCCGGGATCTTGAGCGCCGAGAACACCTTGGACATCGTCTGGATGGTGATCTCCCGAAGCGAAGACGTGGTGACCGCGGCCAGCTTGGCGGCTCGGGCCAATGCGGGCAACGCGCCCTCCACGCTCTGAACCAGCTCGGTGAGCTCCCGCACTTCCTTCTGCAGCGTGACCGCCGTGGCCTTGACCGTGGCCAGATCGTCGATGAGCTGCCTCATGTCATCGGCGAGGGCCTTGATCAGGCCGTCGATGGGCATCAGCGAGGGCGGGCCCGCTTCGGTCTCTGCCGCTGCGGTCGTGGCTGCTCGTCGGCGCACGGGTCGTCGCCTGGGCTCAGACTCGGTGTCAGGCGGGCTTGTCGGTGGTGCTTCGGCCTCTGCTTCAGTTGTCGGTGGCGCATCGTGGGTCAGGGATCCCTGCCCCAGCTCCAGCTCGGCGTCGGTCCAGAGCTTATCGATTGCATCCATGTCCTCGTCACTGGCTCTCTCAGTTTTTGTCACGGCCCTCTCCTTGCTCCTCGTTGAACTGGACACCATGTTGGCGCTCCCCAGGTCATCGACCCGGGTTGTGCTCGTTGCGTTGAGACTCGGTCCGCCGGGTCTCACTCCTTCGTCCCAGCGTCTCATCAACGCTTCCACGATTCGCTGCTGCGCTTCGGGGTCATTCCCTCCTTCGATCTCGGCGAGCTCACTGTTGGTGAACCCCATGTCCTCCACGGCCATTTTTCGAAGCAGCAGCTTCGACATGACCAGCAGACGCTGCCGAAACGCGCGCCTCTCCTCCGCCTCTGCCATCACTCTTCCTCCTCTTCCGGCTTTCGTGCCTGTGCCATTTTCATCCGTTCCTCGATTCGTTCCCGGTTTGCTTCGTAGCAGTACAGTATCTCGCTCGGCGGCGCGTTCCAACATTCCATACTGCAGGTCGCCGTGAGTTGGTCCCGGATCTGTTCCTTGAACGTCGTCGTATACCACCGCAGGCGCTTCCTGAGCAGGTCGACCGGGTCCTGGGGCGGGTTCTGCACTGTAGCACCTCCGTTGCTCTCCAGGACCAGTTCCGCCAACGCTCTCCTCGACAGCCCGCGATGTGCCCGGAGTCCGCGGAGGCGGAGGATCTCCACAAGCTCGGTGCTGTTCAGCAGACTCAGATGAGCTGGATCGACCAGCATGCCACCACGGAATGCCTCGTTCCAGTCCACCTCGGGCCAAAACCATTTCTTCCTCTGGCCCATTTTCTTGCACCTCTTCCACAGCAATTATGCCCAGTTCGACCCGAGGACGGTTTGGATCGCACCACTTCTCCGTGATCCACAAGAAGCCGTGGGAATCATCCAGACCAAGCGCCTCCGTGACTGCGTCCACAACCAGCTTCTGCCTGTTGGATGGTTCCAGCCGCTTGAACCTGGACTTGCTATGTTTTCTTCGGTTCTCCACGGCTGGAAACCAGACTCGGAGCCAGAAACCGTAGGCGCGGTCACGGGACAGGTCTAGCTGAGCATGTTCCGGTTTCAACAGTTCTTGTACCACGATGTCCCGGGTTTTTGTCTTGAACCGCTGCGCCTCGGCGGAGAGCGTGCGACCATGGCCGCGGAGGTTGACATGGATCTTGTTGTCGGATGGTGGTAGAGGAAGTTCCACGTGGAACAACAACCTAGTCGTCGGTAGCGTCCCGATCAGCATGGGGCACTCCTTGAATGGTCGCGGCCCGGCGGATGGGGGGCAGTCCTGACCGCATCCTGCTGATGCTGTTGCCCCGGATCACCGCCTCGAGCTCCAGCTTACGGATCTCCACGTAGCGGGACAAGACCCTGCGACGGCGCTCGACTCGTTCCAGGAGCTCCTCGACGACATCGAGCTTCCGGTCGAGAATTCGCATTGTCTGCTGGAGAGCGATGATGTGCGGATCCGTCTGTGTTGCGTCATCACGTTCGTCCTTGGTGCCAGTCTTGCCCCGTTTGACGAGCGCGGTAGCAAGGCGAATCTCGACTGCGAGATCCTTCTTGTCGCTGCGGAGATCCGCGAGGCTACTCCCCACGTAGCTTGCCCACTCGGCATAGGCCCCCTGGAGGTCTCCGAGCTGGTCGTTGGTCAGGCGGCTTACCTGGGGTAGGGGCATGGAGGGGTCCTCGCTGGCGGGAACGGGACTCGGGTAGTAGAGTCCGACGGCCTGGAGCTCCGCTTGGACAGGTGGGCCAAGACCGTGAAACGTATCCAGGAGCTCGGCCAGCTTGGGCTCGATCTCTCTCATAGGCGGGATAGGCACTCGTTGTGTTCGATCACGCATTGTTCAGCTCCTGATGATGGGGACGAGGCTTCGATGGCTCTTGCCTCCTAGACATGCCGAGCGCATACCGCAGGAGCGGCATCTACCTTGTTCCTGGTGTGAGACGACCTTGTTGTGTCGGGTCTGATCTAGGATGAGCATGGCTCGATTTTCCACGGTTTTCCACAGCGTGTCGTCGTAGGCCAGGATACGATGATCGAGTCGGGACGTGTCCTTGTTCATGTACAGCAGCACACCGATCGGGGTATCAGTGAGTGCCATGTAGATCATGAGCTGTCGCACGTAGGGCGCCTGCGCCTTCCGAAGTCGACCGAAACTGGCTGCATTGAGCCCCTTGTAGTCGAGAAGGTAGCGCAACAAGACTGTTTCCTGTGGTGAGATCTGTATCCGACGCTGGTGCACGAGAGTGTCGGTCCTGCCCCCGATCCTCAGCCGGCGGGCCTCGGCCGAATGCTTGTAGATGTCGTACTCGAGGTCAACGTCAAAGCCGCGTGCCTGCCCCAGGGTTTCGTAGTAGTAGCCGAGCTGGATGCCGATGGCCTGACCTGTATCGAGAAGCAATCGCAGCGGGCCCTTGAACTGGTTCTGCGGAATGTGCCCCAGGAGCTCGAGCTGCAGAAATCGATCGCAGGACGTGTTGAACGAGGTTGCGTGCATCACGCTGTGACGTCGCTGCGGATTCCAGCGAACGAGCATCGGGTACTCCCCCGTGTTGGCTCGTTCCACAGACCAATCCATGATCTCCCTGGCAGGATTCCAGCCGTCGAGCTTCCGAATCACGTCCGGACCGAGCCGACAAAGGTCGGAGATGCTGAGAAGGCGGGTTTCATTCACGGGACACCTCCTGGAACGTGCGCCACGGCATCACGGCCAGCTCGATGCCGCCCTTCAGGCCAATCCGCAGCGCGGCGAAGCGGCTTGTCTGGGCTGCGAGCTTGTGGAGGAGGTTCAGGGTGTCGCTGCCAATGGAGTAACGAGCCGACTCCGTCATCTTGTCATCGACAACGAAGCGGCTTGTACAAGCATCTCCTTTGCACATTCCACTACCTGAGGCAGGAACACGGCGACCTTCCAGCTCTGCGGCCAGCTCCAGCTCACGGCGTTGTGTCTTCTTGATCTTGGCTCGTCGACCAGAACGGGTGTTGGTGACGATGACGTCATCCAGACTGATCCTACCCTCGTGTAGCACCAGGCGTCCCTGTTGCCTGTGGAACAGGTCGCTCCGCACCAGTTTGCCCAGGCAGGGTGCACAGCCGATCGCAGCGCAGAAGCATCGGTATGGGAGCATGACTTCGACTCCCAGACAGATCGCCACGTTTTTGCAGATGGGGCAGACAGGTCGTTGTGCCAGGGGGAGCGTGATCAGGCGGATCACAAATAGTGCAGACATGACGCATTCCTCTTGTTGAGCACGGCTCGATAGAGTTGACCCCAGGCTCCAACGAGGGCGTCGTCCTGCGCGTAGAGCTCGCTCAGCAACGTCATGAGCCGGCTGCCGCCTGTGCCCCAGGGAGCTCGCTCCAGGATGACATTGCCGCCGGCATCGATGAGGTCACAGCCGGCGCTGCCCTCCTTGCCACGTTTGATCACGAGGCCGAGATGGTCTGCGGTCATGACGAGGTTGTGATGGATGTCGAAGCCGGTCTCGTAGAAGTACGGGACCTGTCCCTTGAAGCCTTCGTGGGATCCGGCTTTGGCCTTGACCACTTCCCAGGGAATCCATTTTCCCTGGTACGGGCGCTGCTCCGGGATATGGCTGCCGTAGCTGAGCATGAGGTCCAGAAGTTTGCCATGTCGTATGGCACGGGGGCTGTTGTCCTCGTAGTCCTTCTGAAAGCGGGCTTTGGCGCCCACCCCCGTCTTCTGGCGGGTCCGGACCTGTCCGATGATGAGGAGGGATGTGAAGTTGAATCTGCCGCGAAGCGGGCTGCTGAAAAATCCCCAGCACTTCTTCTGGAACTCACTCAGCATGAGCGCTGTTGCTGCCTGCTTGGGCTCATTTTCGAGCGAGGTCTCCATGCGATAATGAGTCGTGGCGCTGGAGATGCTGTCGACGATGACCAGCTGACAGCAGTTGGCCGCTATGAGCTGCGCCGTGGCTTCGAGTCGGGCCTCAGCCGTGCCTCCGTCCATGATGTAGAACGCGCCTATGGTCTTGGTCAGCGTATCCAGCTCGACAGCTGAAAGGGGTGACAGCCCGGCCACATGCCGTCGTTGCTCTTCGAGCAGGAGCTCATCTTCGGACCAAGGTACACAGGCTCCGTTGATCAGAGCGTGTCCCTTGTCTGGAGGAAGCTCGAGCCAGCACCAGCCGATGCTTGCCTCGGCCCCGTAGATTTTTTGACAGGCTGCTATCGCGCGCCAGCACAGCGCGTTCTTGCCCACCCCATCTGGCCCGCAGATCTGAGTCGTGCCTCCGCTCGGGGGTCCCCCGAAGGTTTGTGAATCGATATCGGCGATGTGGAAAGGTCGGCGAAGAAGGAACGGGTTCCCGCTCTGATCTGCGACCTGGATCACCTCGCCGCCAGCGGCCTCGTTGATGAAGGCGACGACCTGATCCTTGGTCAAGGCAGGAACGACCAGGTCGGCCAGACTACGCTTCTCCTCGTTCTGCTCCGGTAGTGCCTTCGCCTTCCTGGGCTTTTTCGGCTCCTTCTTCGCCATGTGCATTATCCTTTCTGCCTAGTCCTCATCGATTCTGGTCTCGAAGGGCTCGCTTCCGTGCTCGGGGCAGACCGGCGGCTGCCCTTGCAACTCTGCACCGCAGTGTGGACATCGAGCCTTCTCGTCTTGCTGCTCCTGGACCGTCTTGACCACCTGTGCATTCGCGTCGTAGCCATACTTTTCCATCACGCTCTCCATCGTTTCAAGTTGGGTCTGGGCCTGATCCAGCCGTCGGAGCAGGCGGTTTTTCCAGATCGGAGCGGGTTTGAGGCTGACCCCGAGCGTATGCTTTCTTGTCTCTATGCTCTTTCCCGGGGTACGCCGGAGCCGTCGGAGATGGGGTCGAATCCGGCAGAAGTTGCGCAGGGTCACGGTCTCCCCGCGGACTGTCGCGTAGATGATCTGGTTCCATGCTTCGCTGAGGACCTTGGCGACCACCTCGGTGCCGACCTCGGTCCGGTCGGCGACGGCGGTGATGAGCTCCTTGTCTGTCATCCAACTGCTCCTACCCCTTGGCCTGTGCCCAGCTCGCACCCGTGCCGGGCTTGGCCCGTAAGGGAACTCGCAAGGCCAGGCCTGGGTGCTCCATGTGATACTGAACCAGTGTGCAGACCTCGGCCTCGTGCATGATGGGAAACTCGAAGACGATCTCGTCATGGACCTGAAGCAGCATCCGAAACCCGAGCTCCTGTAACCGTGAGTCGTTACGGAGCAGGATCATGGCGAGCTGGACTATGTCAGCGGCCGTGCCCTGGATCTCGTGGTTCGTCCCCTGTCGCTCACATTCTCGGGTCGTGTCGCAGCGCTTGCACCAGCACAGGTTCTGGCCCTTGCGCCGGGCTTGATAGAGATGCTCGTTGTAGTCAGCGGGGCTCATTGCCTCGAGGAAGTAGCGGCGGCGACCGAGGAAACTCTCGATGTAACGTTCAGTCTTGATCCACTCGTGTAGATGTTGCACATGGACCTGGGCCAGTGACAGAGTCCTGAAGAAGGTCTCGATGATCTCCTTGGCTCTGTACGCAGCTTCATCCATGACACCCTCATCGGACCACTCCGGGTACTCAGCTCGGACCTTTTCGACGAGGCCGAGATCTCGAGCCATGGCTCGCTCTGCCTTCCCATAGATCAAGCCGAACGATACGGCCTTCTCCGCATCACGGAGCTCCTTCAGCCACTTCTGTCGAGGTGTGCGTACCTTGGCCTCTTTTGCCGCAATGATCTCGTCGTAGGGCTCTCCGTAGATCAACTCGGTCAGGGCTGCATGAATGTCTCGTCCAGACCTGGCTGCATCGATCAGGCCGCGATCCTTCGAGAAGTGCCCCAGCACGTACATCTCGAGCTGGTCATAGTCAGCCACACCCAGCATGCAACCTGGGCTGGCGATGAACGCCTTGCGAATGTTCAGGAAGGCGGAGCCGCTTCGAATCTGGTTCTGGAGGTTGGGCTCGGAGCTGCTGAGCCGGCCCGTGTCCGCCACGTGCTGGTTGAACGTGGTGTGAACACGTCCTTTGTCATCAACGGCACCGAGGAGGCCATGAACATAGGTCCCGAGCATCTTACCCAGGGCACGGTGCTCGAGGACCAGCTGGGCCACGTCGCCGCCGACGCCACCTTGTGAGGCGATGGACTTCAAGACGGTCTTGGACGTGGATGGCTGCGCTGCCTTGTTCTCTCCACCTTTGGTCATCTCGAGCGGCTCCAGTTGAAGCTCGGTGAAGAAGAGACGGACGAGCTGGGGGGGAGAATCGATGTTGACGATGTGACCAGCGATCTTGGCGATGGCGGCTTCGATCTCGGAGCGTCGTTGCACGATCTGAGGCTTCGTTGAAGCCAGGTAGTCCACGTCCAGTCGAATGCCGATCCGTTCCATCTCGAACAGGATCCGTGTGAGGGGCACCTCGTACCAGCAGAAGATGTCCCAGAGCGTGTTCCCGGCCCAGGTACGTACACGCTTGAGCTCCTGTTTCAGGCGTGTGGCGCAGCGGAATGCCGCCCAGGCGTCCAGGCTGGCGTAGTCGATGACACGATCCGGATCGGATTCGAAGCGTTCGGTCATGACTTGATACATGGGCTTGTTGCGGGGCTTGACGGGCTTCCCCTTGTCGTTGAGGGGGTAGAAGGTCTCGTCGAAGGTCATCATGCGTTCATTGAAAAAACGCTCGTAGATCTCCTTGAGGCCATGGGGTTGAGCCGGATCGAGGAGCCGATCCATGGTCAAAGTGCAAAGCAGATCGCCACCGAGGCGTATCCCGGTGTTGTGCAGCATGTGCACGTCGAACTTGATCTGGGAGCCGATCCAGGCACGGTTCGGGTCTTCGAGCTGGGAGCGAAATGCCTCGAGCTGGCCTCGTTTCAGGAAGTAGCGATCGTCCCCTGTGGATACTGACCAGTACACGACCAGATCTCTTTGTGTATCGAGACCTGTCGTCTCCGTGTCGATCGCGGCAAGATCAACCCGATCCAGCACATGCTTCAGCTCGGCCTCTTTCTCCGGTGTATTCACGTAGACGGGTCTGGGCCGTCCAAGGGACCAGGCATGTCGCATAATCAGTGCTCCTGCAGAGGACAGGGCCGGCCCGTCAATCTTCGCAGCTGGCGGGCCGGCCTGTCAGTTCGAGCCGTGATCAGAACTCGACATCATCGCTGATGTCGTAGTCCTCGTACTCGGAGCTCTCCGTCTCCGGAGGTGGAGCTTCCGGCGGTTGTGGCGGGGCCTTGTCTTCAGACTTCGTCTTCTGACTTTCCCCGCGTGCTCTGAGCTGCGGTGCGTCGGTGATGGCTTCGAGGAGCAGCTCCCGCCGCATCTCGGCTGGAGTCAGTACCGGAGCGATCATGTTGAGGGGGATGGGCCGCAGAAGGCTCTGAACCGCGTCGAGTTCTTCCTGTGTGACAGGGCGGACCTCGCCGAAGGTCAGCGTGGACTGCTTGTTTTCACCAGTCCGGTACGGTCTCATCACTGTGGTCCACAGCGTGAGCGCCTCGGGCTCGTTGCACGAGGTGCACTGCACGAGCTGACGTGCTGCCCCGACGTGTCCGCAGGTGCACTCCCAGTCCGACGTCCGCAGCTCGTCCAGCTCCTCCGGGGCCCAGGGGTTGCTGTCGATGCTCTGCAGCATCTGACCGCAGTGCTCGCACTCGAACCCGACGTACTCGATGTTGCCGCCGCAGCGGCACTTGAAGCTGAGCTGGCGAAGATCCAGGTTTCCGATGGCTTCGGCGTGGCTCGGACCCAACTCCATGTACTTGGTCAGACCGAAGGTCCTCTCCTCGTTGCCTTCACGACACAGCTTGCAGCCCCTGCCCGTGCAGGGTTTGTAGACGGTATACTCCTTGGTAGAATCCTTCTTCGATCGCTCCTTCACCGCGTGGAAGTGGGCCATGAGCACCAGGTTGAAGATGTGCTGGCGCGTGGCGAAGCTGACCGGCCCCTTGCGACCGCGAAGGTACGCCTCTTCGCATCCCGGGCAGTGGTCATCACCCGTCGTGAGAACGAGGCCGCCGGCGCCATCGGAGCGTTCGGCGACGCCAGCGGTGCAGGCCACGACGATGATCTTTTCGATCTTCGGCGTGCCGTCGTCATTCTTCACCGTCTTGCTGAAGACGGTGCGCCGGTGCACGAACTGGATTCCGTACTCCGTCTCCAGAATCTGTCGCTTCCCGTTGATGTCGGTGTAGGGAAGCCTGTATGCCCCTCGGAAGGGCAGGATGGGCACGTGCTCCGAGATCGCGGATGCCTTGGGGGGCTTCCACTGGAGGCGAAACGCCCCGCCCCGCGACGGCGGTGCCTTCGTCGTTCCACGGAGCCGATCCCCTATCCGCTGACCGGCTGAAGCTGCTTTTCGCGTAACAAGTCCCATGTCGCAAACCTCTTCCTTTCTTCAAGGGCCAGCCCTAGGCCCGCATCACTCATGTCGTCAGGTTGTCGCATCATCGGATCCGGATACCGCGCCACGCTCACGGTGTAGCCCTTGCCGATCAGCCACTGCCCGATCCGTTTCGTGGCGTCAACGCCAGGCTTGTCCGCGTCCAGGAAGAGTATGAACTCCCCTGTGTAGAGTACACCGAGAATGACAAGCTGGATCATGCTCAGGGCGCTGCCCATGAGCGCCACGACGTGCTGGTAGCCGTGCTGGATGAGCCAGATCGCGGCCTTGTACCCCTCAACGATGATAACGGGTGCGGTCTCTCCCATTTCCTGCCGTGCCAGGACGTTGTAGGCGTTCCACAGATGCAAGCTCTTCTTGAGCTCGTAGCCGGGGAACATCTGATCGAACTCCGGTCCGAAGTCACCCACGATCATGTTTCCGGCCTCGTCCTTATACCCGCCACGGTAGACTTTGTATCTGGGTCCGATCACCGCACGACCTGCGAGACCGACGAGGTTGCCATACCCGTCGCGAATCGGAAACGTGATTCGATGCTTGGAACGATCGTAGCCGATGCCAAGCCGTTTCAGCGTCCGTATGTTGAAGCCATCGTCTCGAAGGCGAGTTGGGAGGTAGTCGTACACAGCGAGGACGGCTTCGGGCAGGATCAGGGTCCCCTGTAACGGATCCTGGCGGAGGAGATGTGCCTGGTGAACACATTCCCGGTCACGATGTCGGGCCATGTCCTCGCGGATGGGCGCGAGCACTGCGTCCATCTTTGTCGCGCCCACGCCCAGGCCCCGGAGCAGACTTTGTAGCCCACCTCCCTCCTTGCACCCATGGCACATCCAGGCCCCGGTGTAGATGTTGAGGGCGAAGCTCGGATTCCGATCTTGATGAAATGGGCAGCAGGCCATGATGTTTTTGGGCCCGCTGCCCTTGATCTTCTTGAGATGTGGTCGAACCAATTCGAGGATCGGGGTTGGACTGATCATGGGAGGTCCTCCACGTCAAAGCCGAGATCGTAGTAGCTACGGTCTATGGCTTCACCCAGATCATCAGCCTTCTTCGTGACCGCCTTCCTCTTGATACCTCCCTTCTGCAACGCGGGATTCTTGATGACGTGATCCTGCTGGGTCTCAGGGACATCGATCTCGGCCAGCCGATCCGAGTCCTCGAGCCATCCCGCGAATTTCCAGCGCTCGCTCACTCGAGCGTGGAGGAGCCAGCCGACGGCTCTGGTCTCCCTGGCCGTAGCCAGGTTGATTCGGAGCTGGACCTCTCCTGTCGGCAGCATCCCGTCCTTTTTGACTCGTAGGGCTAGATCAGCTTCCTGTCCTACGGCATCGGCAAACGCGATGTCCTCGGTGTGCTCCTCCTCCTCTGTCTCTTCAGCGCCCTTCCTCCGTGTTCGTTGGGTCGTGGCGATCACAGGTACGTGCAGGATCTGGGTCACGCCTTTCAGGTCTTGCGTGATGTTTGTCTGATGGTCCCATCGGATGCTCCTCTTCCCGGTCCTGTCGTCCTTCATCCGGTAGAAGGAATCGGCGATGATGAGATCGGGATCGAATTCTTGCGCCTTCGCCACGAGGTGTGACACTCCGCCGCCTTGTGGGTCATCGAAGGCGGAGACGAATCGAAGCGATCGGTGCCGTCCGCCTCGTCCGTCTGAGATCTCGTCCTCACGCAGTGCTCGAAGTCGTTCACGGTACCAACGTGCGACCTTGGCCGGCAAGGTGCCGCGACGCAGGTCTTCATAGTTCAGGTGTAGGTGCGCCGCGGCTACCCTTCGCATCATCCGGAGGTTCCGCATCTCGCATCCGTAGATCAGAACGCGAGCGTTAGCCAGCTCGTAGGCATTGACCCCGATCACAGCCACGACCCAGCTTTTCATGCTCTTGGGGCGGCCAAAGATGACGGCAAAGTCCTCGGTTTGAATTCCTCCAAGCTCCGTTGTTACCTCGACCCAGGGCCAGGGCAGCCCGATCATCTTGTCCGGGTTCGCCCTCCGCTCATAGTCGGTGATGAGCGCCTCGGCATCATCGGCCAGGGTGAGGTCGGTACAGCGGCCGGGAGCCAGCCGCTGCAGGTCGAGCAGACCTGACTTCAGCGCCTCGAACGCCTTGTTTGGCGAGTCCTTGTTGAGCTCACTCACGTCGAGGGCGAGCTGGTCGATGCGGGTTTGCATGACCTCTTCTCGGACCTCAGCGCAGAGCTCCTCCATGGTTTCGGGGACTTTGAGGTCCCGGAACCCGACAAACCTCTCCTTGATCCATCGGATGCTCGGGACCTGACCGTAGTGTGCACGGTCATTGTGGTAGTCCAGGATGGTGCTGAAGAGCTCACGCTCCACGGGAGTCAGGATGAGGGAGGGGTTGATGCCGAGGCGGCTCGGTGTGGTGAGATCACGGTCGTGAAGTATTCGGACAATGAGTCGGGCCGCCGCGTTTGGCATGTGGCGACCTCCTAGGGCTTGTCGGGTTCGAGGATTTCGATCTGTCCCTTGTTCACACGGTATTCCTGGTCCTGGTCTCGGATCACGAGCTGGAACTTGAGCTCGCTGACCAGACGACCAGATACGATTCGCCCGCTGGACATCCTGATCCGGACTAGTTTCCCGACGAACTGAGCATAGCCTCGCGCTTCTCCTTCCGAAGTAAGCTCGAGTACACCCTTGACCCGCTCACGAAACCTTTTCGATGAGCGGGCTTCGCGTTCCAGACTCTCGATTCTCGCGGCAGTAGACGTGTGCGTCTCCGGGCTGCGCTTCCGATTTTCATTCATCGCTTGAGCCTCTCAATTTGTGGCTGTGGACGCAATCGCAAGATATAGCGGGTGTCGTCTATGACACCGCCACTGCTTGCGTTGCACCACGGTGAAGCATCCGCACGGCGTAAGCCCCACCGAGACCTTGGAGTGAATCTTGGAGTCCGGAATCACCTTGGGCTGCGACTCCGATACGGGTCATGGCCTGGAACACGTGGTAGGCGGTAGAGCCTGGTTGCTCGTTGAAAGCACGCTGCGCTGCCTCCTGGATGTAGGCGGGCAATCCCAGCAACTGCTGTCGCAATTCGTTCAGGGGCTGTGCCAGCGGGATCTCGGTGAGCTTGGCCAGGATCTTGAGCGCACCATCACGCTGCGTGGGGATACGCTGCCAGGCCTCGGTCATGAGCTTGGCTCGGTCGTCGGTGATGCTCTTGGTGTGCCGCCGCTGGATCAGGCTGTCGCCATCCAGCAGAACCTTGGCGCCGTTGGTACAGAGCAACATGTAGAGGAACATGTCCATGGTCCAGGCACGCATCCCGATCTCCGAGTTCCCGATCTTGAAACCTGCCAGGACACGCTGTCCGACTCCTGGAATCTCGTGCCGCTGCGGAGCGAGGAATGTGAAGTAGCTCTGGGAGTTGGAGAGTATTGGAGCGCAGACCCTGTACTCGGCGAGCTCGGACCCTGCCGTAGTTCGGAGTGAGTCCAGGATCTCCACGTCTCGGAGCCGGCCATAGCCAGGGCTCACGAAGCCGCGGAGGTAGCCATCGGCAGTGCTCTTGGAGCGTTCTTGTTCGGTGAGTCGACGTGCAATCACCTTGAACACAAGACCTTCTCGATCCTCACGACGGGTGAAGTGTCGCGTCATGGTCTCCTGGATCTCGGCGGGCTCATGGTGCCCGAACAGGAGATCCCAGTTCTTGATCCCGCAGACTCGGGAGACCTGGAGCTTGGCTTCCCGGCTGAGCGTCAGATTCCCGAATCCCCGGACGTGAACTTGACCCACGCCGAGCCATTGAACAGCGTCACTGGCCAGGCACATCACGTCGTCAGTGAACTCGCTCGACTCGGACAGGCCACGAGCTATAGGTGGTGTTGATCTTGGGATCATGTGCAGATCATCGAGCTTGGTGACCCGTTCCATCAGCTGGTCGAACGGGTACAACTTCGGGGGCCTTGTCTCCCAGTTCAGTGACGAAGAGCCTCGGCGCTGCGTCGTCGTCGACTGTTCTGCCTGCAGGACCAGTTCGGTTTCCATCACTCTCCTCCTCGATTTCCTCAAATACGGCCTGACCCAGGTGCCGTTCCACGGCCTGGATCAGCTCTGTTGCCAGGTCCAGAATTTCTTCGGGCCAACCGGCTGCAGCTCGAGCCGTGCCCATTGTCAGGGCTCGCGGTCGTCCTGTCTTGGTGCTCGTTTCTTCGAGTTGCAGCAGCTCCAGCTCGGTTTCGATACCGAGCCCGTTTGTCGTGGTCAGCACGACCTTGGTCACGTTGAGGGCGTGTACCCGTGCTTTGCGTCCACGTTGCATCAGTACGATACTCCGTCGATGCTGGACGGGGGCTGATGCTTTCGTTGCAGCTCTGCCTCGACTTCGGCCAGGGTTGCGAGCATTCGTTCTTGCTCTCGTTCCAGCTCCTTGTCCAGGATGTGGTCGATGATCCGATACGCCCGTTTGATCGTGTGCGGGTCCTGGTTGCAGTGAAGGCTCAAGCCGACATGCGCTGACATGGAGCAGCGACTGAACTCCAGGGAGTGCTTTACCGTTCGCGACTTGGCTGGAACGGCGCGAGCATTACCGAGGAATAGCTCCGTGTCGATGACGGCACGACGTTCTACACGTCGCGGTTCAATGTCCTCGAGTGTGATGTCATGCTCTGCGTCCAGCTCGATCATGCTCCTGGGTTGATTCTCTATGTGTCGTCGCGCCATGGTCACCCTCGATATAGGGCCAAGATCCGCTTGATGTAAGTCGTGGCCCATTGTAGATCCGACCGAAACTGGTTGGTCAGGGAGTGCTTTCGTCTCCGGAGATTGGCATCCTCCTCTCGTAGTAGATAAGCCGGATGATACGTTGGGATCACGGGGTACGACACTGGTTTGTAGACTCCGGGCACCTGTGTCATGAAGAGCTCCCCGCGCGTTTTCGAGATCGCCTCGTCAATGCTGGTGAGGGCCTGGAGCGCGACTCGACCCAGAGCCACCATGATCAGCGGATCCACCCGGTAAATGACGTCCTCGACACGACGTCGACAATACATGATCTCGGTTCGGTTCGGCTTCCGGGCCTTTCGTTGCCCTCGAGCTCCGGGCTCCCAGGGCCAGCATGCCACCACGTTATCGACGAAGACCTGATCACGACCGATCCCAAGGCGGCGGAGCTCCGTGTCCAGGAGGATCCCGGATGGGCCGCCGCCGTCCGAGTTGAACGGAACGCCGTCCCTGGCTTCGGCGGGACCCGGGCCCTCTCCCCAGAGAATCAAGTGCGCTCTCGGGTTTCCGTGCCCGAGAACTACGTGATCCTGCACCCAGCGCGTGGCACGTAGAGGACAGGGACAGCACGGTGGATGGTTTTCACGCAAGTAGGCCCGCGTGAAGAGCAGGGGTTCGAGCTCGCTCAGCTTCTTTTCCGACATGGTCAGGTGTCCTCGTCGGGGATCAGGCGTAATCCGAGTTGCTGCTGCACCTGTTGTGCGTGTTGAACTTCGGACGTGGCCATGCCGGGTGTCGCCACAACCAGCGCCGTTCTCTGCTGGGGGTGCATCTCGAGCAGGCGTTGGGTGAGCTGGATATAGGCATTGACGAAGTTGTCCTGCGCGCTGGGGCTCTGGTCGCGCATCCTGTAGCTGTACAGGATCAGCGCCGGCTGAATGGTCAGGATATTGATTGGCTCGTAGCCGCAGAACTGAGCCGTGCCGAGCGCGGGCACGGGCTGCGCGGTGCGCTCGAGAGCCAGAGGGGGCTTCACCTCTACCATCCGCAGCGTGTAGCTGTAGGCCGCCCTCAGTTGCACGTGTTTCGTACTCGGATCCGTTCCTGCCCACAGGCCAAGGAACACGGCGCTGTCTCGAAGAGCAATGAGCTGCAGCGAGTCCGCGAGATCGTTACGACACTCGGGCAGTACCACCATCCTCATGAGCTCAACGACATCCTTGGGCCACTGTTTCATCGCGCACTGATCCTTTCTTGCCTGGATCGATCACCGTGATCGCCAGGTTCCACTCCTTGAACAAACGCAAGATCTGCCTCCCACTCCGTTGCATCTCGGGCACATTATGGTGAAGCAGCACGATCACCAGAGGAGGCTTTTTCCCCTTGTGGTAGCGCAGGATACGTCCCACGGCCTGAGTGAGGCGGGATTCGGAGCTGACCTCGGTGAGCAGGATCAGCGTATCCAGGCTCTTCTTGTTCAACGCTTCGTAGGTACACTCCACCGTGGCGAAAGACAAGGTATGCGTTCGAAGATCATCCAGGCGCTGTCCGGCCTTCACCTCACCGTCCAGGATTGCCGAGGTCTGGGGGTACAGCGCATGGAGAGCACGAGCATGTTCCTTGGACACGCTGATGGCCAGGACGTCGCGTCCGGCAGCCATGGCACGGTCCACGAGCTGTCGAGCAAGATAGACCTCTCCGGGCAGAGAGCCAAGATGAGCGCATAACCTGGCGTGGTGCACCTCACCCGTTCGATCCTGGATCGCACGACGGACTTCGGGATCGCTCAGATCCAGCCGCGTTGGCGAACGGACGATACGCGCCTGGGGCGTCAGCTCCTGACTCAGGTACTGGTAGAGGATCGGACCGAGGCCCCAGAGGTAGACGAGCTCGAAGCCGTCAGCCCTGTCCACGGTGGCTGTGACGCCGAACCTTTTTCCGTGAAACATGCTGCTCACTCGGGAGAACGACCGGGCTCCGAGGTGGTTCGTTTCGTCGAAGATCACCACGCCAAAGTACTTCCGGATCGTCTCTGGTACCTTGTCATGGTGCAGCGCCAGCGTGTTCAGCATGGCTAGCGTGACCGGCCTCCATTTCCACTTCTTGGGAGGTCCCTGGACCCAACCCACCTCTTCGTCCAGATCAAGATGCTCGGCGAGCTCCTCCTTCCATTGCTGCAGGATGTGAGGCCGGTTGTTGATGATGAGTGCTGGCACTTTCCACCGTGCGAGGCATTCGAGCATGATGACGGTCTTGCCCCAACCGCAGCTCACGTGAAGAAGTCCTCCTCTCGCATTGATCAGGTTGGCAACGGCGTCACGCTGGACGTGCAGATCGGGATATTGTGCATCCAGTTCGATCCTACTCTCGACACGGATACGTTTGTGGTGTGCGGAGGTGCGATCAACGAGCTCAAGTCCGGGCACGAGCTGGATCTGATCCCAGGCTCGGGGGACACCCAGATGCGTTTGGGTCTCCTCCCAGAGCTGCAACGGCCGACCTCGATCTCGGGGTTGAAGAGTCAGGGCAGAGCGCAGACCTCGCTGAGTCGAGGGTCCGTAGACCGACTTCGGTAACCACAGCATCGTGTCCAGGTATGCTTTGTCAGCTTCCATTCTCACTCGTCCTTGAGCTCAGGCAGGCGTTCCACGGAGTGGGCTGGAAGCTCCAGTGCTCTCGGTTTGGGGGGCAGTGGTCGCGGGGCGTTCTGAAAGAAAGTGGAGAGCTCCCCCAGGCCAGCGCTGATCATTGCGTAGAACGTGTCCCAGAGCATACCCCACCAGGGACTTTCTCCGGGTCTGAGTGCCTGGTTTCGGTAAGCTAGCCGTGCTGGTGCAGCAACACGAACCGGGGGTGTGTTCGGACTCGGCATGACACGATGGCCGTGACTGTTCTGCGTGTACTGCCATACTCGAGAGGCACGGTTTTGACGTACGACCTCGGCTCGACATTCGTCGGCGGTATCACAAATGACACACTCCGTCTCCGTCTGGTCCCAGTGACCGAAGCAGGTTCGAGTTTCGTATCCCACGCTTCCTCCTTCCATACCGGCTGCCGTTTTTGCAGGGAAGACCTTATACCGAGACACCGTGTTCTCTTTGCTAACCCTCCCGGGGGTGGTAGACTGGGGCTACAACAGCGTGCCGGAGGCCTGGGTGAGATGATAGCGCCTTCTGATCTTGTATTGGACGCCTATGATGACAGCTTCGCTGCGGTGCCTCGTCTCCTTGGTGGTCGGGCCCTGCCCGAGCTGATCAAGACCGCGGCTGCCCTGACTCCGGATCACCTCAACGCCTTGCCCGATCACGCCTTTGCCGCTGTCTTCACCGATGGCAGTGCACGGTGTCTGCGCAAATACGCATGTCATGACAGTCCACACACCGTGCTGAGCGTGATGTACTTCCTGGACGCGGCGTCCCGGATTCCGGACCGGACTCGGACCAAGATCGCGTCGAACCTGTGTTGGGCATGTCGCCAGTTCGATCTCGAGATCCCGGAGCCGTTGCAGAAACTGGCAGGCCAGGACCACACGAGGAAGACCCTGATCAAGGGGGATGGGGTGCCGGTCAGGGTCCCGGTGAACGTGGACGCCCGGCGCAAGGAAATGACCAAGACCGCCGAGCTGTCCGGCACCAGGATCATGCCACTTTCAGCGCCGCGTGCTGCGGTCCAGGAGAAGAAGAAAGGGAAGATCGAGCAGGACGGGGAGAAGACGGCAATGGATCCCTACGTGAGTTGGGCAGGCTCGTTGCCAGAACGGACTCGGCCCGAGCCGGTTTACGAGCACTATGCCTTGCCTGATCACAGGCTGCCTCTGGATACGTTCGAGCAGGTCAAGGTCGCTGCCGAGTTCCTGGAGCGGGAGCAAGCCCAGATCCACCCACGGACCAAGCATGGCATGGCGCTGGCGATCATGAAGCAGGCCGAGGACTTTGGCGTGGGTGTGGGCGACGTGGTTCGGCAGTATGGCTCCGACGGCCTCAACCCCGAAGAATATCTTTCTGCCGGGGTTGAAACACGGCAAAGGATCTGGGCTGGAACCAAGACGGGAGCACCAACACCCGACCTCTACGCCAAGCTCATGGAGAAGTGTGCTGAACTGGCGCCCGAGGCTTTTGCCGAGACGCTGTGCCAGCTCGATGAGTCTCTGGGCATGGACCGCTACTGGAATCGTCATTTCCCGGATCCCTGGGCAACCGTGTTCTGCAAGTACGGGGCGGAGGAGTGGAGCTGGACCGATGGTCGAGGTATGACTTTGGATCGGGAGGGCCTGGTCCGCACCGCCGCGGATCAGGAGCAGGTCAAGGCAAAGCTGGGTGAGGATCTGGCAGCAGGGCTAGCCAGCGATCCTATCGGTATTTTCGAGTCGCTTCCACTGGACACGCAGCGTGTGATCGCGGCGTTGTCCAGGAAGTAGGAGAGAAAGACAATGAGCAGCTTGAGCACATCCTTTGGCGGCAAGAGGCCAATCCGGCCGCAGTATGGCGTGGAGAAGGGCGGCTGGGTTGGCGAGCTTGCTGACCTCCGCAACGACATCGATGAAGCGTTCCAGACGCTGGAAACGATGTCAGCGGCCAGCTTTCCCACGATCCACATGCTGGATGCGGAACAGCCCTTGGACATCAGTGGTGCCGATCTCGTCATTCGAGGTGGCAAGCTGTTGAATGGCGGTGTCGTCGCGTCGCTGAACAAGAACTCGACGCACGGCCTCACTTTCTACGCCTGCACACCGGGCACGGCGGGCAACAGCCTCACGGTGCGGCTCATTGCCGGAGCCGGAACCATCGTTGCCTACGCCGGAGGCGCGCTGCAGGTCACGTTCAATAACGGTGTCGATAATGACAACGCCATCGCCACTGCGATCAACGCGGCGAGCTCCGCTGCTCGTGGCTATGTTCGCTGTGTCAGCAGCGGCACCAAGAACGCGGCTGCGATTCAGGCTGCCGGTGGCTTTCTCGCCACGGCGATGACAGGCGGTCTGGGAACAGACTGGAGCTGCCTCGTCTCCGGTGCTGCCGCATTGCCAGTACAAGCCACGGGAGCAGCCCCGACTGCACCCGTTGCTGATGCTGTCTGCGCTGTTCGCATTCCCGATCTCACCGCGTTGAGTCCGGCACGCACCTCGGCGGATGAGAACACGGTCTTCGTCGTGGCCAACGGCGTCAGATCGAACCCGGCCTTCCTCCGCAGCACAACGCGAAGTCTTTCCACGCTGATCCATGTCGATGTGGGCTACGGCGGCAGCGATGCCGATGGTACTCCGGAGAAGCCCTATGCCACGATTCAGGAAGGGATCGATGCGGCTTCGGCTGGTGACCTCGTCTTCGTCGGACCTGGTGCATACGCCGAGAGCCTGACACTGAAGCACGGCGTGAACCTCAAGTCGATCCTGCGTGGCACCGTCACCGTGACCGGGAGTGTCACCTCTACCAACGTCAGCTGCACCATCCAGGGCGTCAACTTCATCGACGATACGCTCGGCGGCGATACCTTCGCCGCTATCGGCGTGGCTGTGCGTACGATTCGGCTGATCGACTGCAACATCATTGCTACAGGTACAGGGGGTCTCAGTCTTTCCTATGGCAACGCGAACGGCATTCTGGAGCTCATCGAGACCGATGTCCTGACCCGAACCGGAAACGCCAACGAAGCGGCTCAGATCAGATCGGGGACGTTCCGGGGGTATCGCAGCGGCATCACTCACGAAGATACCACTTCCGAGGCGATCGTTTTCGAGGGCCAGGCCGCAACCACAGCCCTGCTCCGCCGTTGTGACATTCGGGGTCAGGTCGGACACGAGGCTGCGCTGGTCGTCCCGACCCTGACGATCGAGCACTGTTCGGTCGATGTGGGCGCAGTTGCCGCAGTGCTCGTGGCGGCTGGCTGCACCCTGAACATTTTCGACTGCCAGGTGACATCGGCCGAGGCCACGAATCTCTGCTTCGACGGTGCGGGCACCGTGCAGTATGGCGATCTCACCTTCCGCGGTACGGCCTACGGCTTTGCCGGCACACTCACTGCAATCGGTCTGGAGGAGAGCGCAACCCTACCGGAAAACGGTATCTATTACGTAGATATCGAAAACGTTTCCGGCATCGAGACCGGCTCGAGGCGGCATCCGCTCGTATCTCTGGCCGATGCCAATGCGGTCGCCGTGGCGAACGATGTGATCTACGTCCGCGCCGGGACCTACTCCGAGCACCTCGTTGCGGTGGATGGTGTCACCTATGTGGCCGAGGGCTGGGGTCGTGGCTACAGCGTTCTCATCGACGGCGCCGTGGCCGGGACCCTGACCTGCGACGATGTCAACGCCAACTTCGAGGGCTTCCTGTTCCAGGACGACGGCGTCACTGGCAACGATGCTGCTCTGGTCACGCAGACTGCTGCTGCAGCCTGTACGGTCCAGTTCCAAGGATGTCGTTTCACCGGTACTGCTGCCGGCGCGTCCGCTCTTCATGTGGACAGCACCAATGTCGTCGTGGTCCTCAACGACTGCGTTCTGAGTGAGAACGCAGGCAACGTCAGCGAGGCATGCCGCATCGAAACGGGTACGGTCAACGGCTACGACTGTGTGATCCAGCACGGGACCTTGACCCGGGAAAGCCTCGTGGCCGAGGGTGCTGCGGCAACGACAACGAACTGGTTCAACACCTACTTCACAGGCCGGGTCGTTTCTGAGGCGGCCGTGGTCAATCCCACCATGCGCCTCATCGATTGCGAGATCGATGTCGGGGCCGTTTCGGGCCTGGCCATCGCAGCGGGCAACACGGTTCGCCTCCTCGACGTCAAGATCGACTCGACCCAGGCCGATGGCTACGCCATTTCCGGTCTGGGCAGGGTGGAGCTCACTGGCGGCTGCGTCTTCAGCGACACAGCTCAGGACTTCGACCCGAACCTCACCGTGGTCGAGCTGGCCACGGCGCGAATCGCTACCAGGACCTTTTCCGATCCGGGTTCGGTCTGCGTGTTCCAGATTGTTGCCACGGGCCTACCTGCTGGTGGGCAGCTCCTAACTATCGGTGCCGACACCTACGAGGCCAACGGCGCCGGTGGCAACATCAACTTCGCCATCGGTGGCACGGCCGAAGCCACCATGGATAACCTTCTGGCTGCGGCCGTGGCCAATGGAACCGAGAACTTCTTCTGGGACAAGCCGGGCGGTCTCGGAACCAGCATTCTCCGCCTGCGTTCGGCTGATGGTCCTCAGGGGAACATCATCGCCGCCGATCCCAACGTGGCCGTCACCGAGAACCTGAACAACACCGTCTTCGACTGTGGCAACGTCAACGTCAACACCTTGGCCGGTCGGGCTGCCGGTGTCAGGCAGGAAGCGTCGGCTGTTCTGACGCTCAACGCGGGCCATATCGCAGCAACCACGGCTCGCATCAGCTTCCCCTTCGCTGTGGCCCGATTCGAGGTCAGCTGTCGTACCGCGCTCGGTGCTGACATCAGTGCGCACACCGACACCTTCCTGATCAACAACGGCGACGTGCTGGTCACGTTGGCTGGCGGTGTCGGCGACCTTGTCGCCACCGACGTTGTCTGCGTCAAGGCGTACTCGGCCTAGCTCTTTCTCCACTTCGTGCAGGGCTAAGAAGACGGCCCGGACCTGGGCCTAGAGATGGGCGGGTCGTCTGGGCACCCATCGGCACCCTGGAGGCCGAACCTCCACGGGGGACGGGTAGTCCCAGTTCCGGGTCGTTAGGGCGGCTAGCACCGCCCCGACCCGCGCCGCGTCCTCGGGTTCCAGGACCCGGTGCGCGGCCAGGACACACCGTTCTCGGAGCCGGTGTGTCTTCTGGTGAGCAACGGCGCTGCGCCGGCCCACCTCGTCGGACTGCGCGAGCCTGAGGAGCTCGCACAGTGTGGAGGAGAGCGTCCGCCAGCGCGGCCGGACCTTCTCCTCCGCCGCCCCGACGGCAGCGGCGAGGATCACGAGGAGCTCACCGTCGAGCTCCTCGCCATGCTCTCGGGCGGGTGCCCGCAACCCGAGAGCCAGGGCTGCGGGTGCCCGAGGACTTCGAGATTGTTGCTTCCTCTTCTCGTCGGCGAGGCAGTGCCGCGCCGAGATTCGAAGGTAATCCCTCAGGTTCTCGGGGACGGTTCCCGATCGGAGCAGCCGACAGAACGCCTCCTGGAAGGCGTCCTCGGCGTCTTCGTCTGTGGCCCCGCTCCGGACGAGGCCACGGACGAGTTGCGCCCGAAGGCGCTGTAGATCTCTCATCATGTTTTCTTATAACCAAAGCAGATCATCAGCTTTCGGAGTTTGGTTCTACGGGGCTAAGGAAAAGAGCCGGCCACAGGACGTGGTTCGCTGCTCTCTCTTCGGTGGGTCAGATCACTTCGACGGCGGCTCCAGCGAGAGCTCCCTGGACCAGCTTTGCTCCGTCGGGACGTGGACCGCGTCGATACGGCATCCAAATCTGTGTCGGATGTCTTGCCACCAGTACGATGGGCAACCGGCACAGTGGACCTCGTGGTCGCGCAGGACGCAACTCACGCTCCACTCAGGGGGCGGCGTGGGCAGACGTGCCTTCAACGCCTTGAAGCGTGCCCACGTTTCGGCTGGAACCTCACTTGCATCATAGGCGCCGAAGGTTGGGTCGTTGCCACGACACTCGTGGTGGTGTTCCCCGATGTCCTCGTTTCGCAGGAACTGGTATGGTGCCTCGGCCGGGTCCAGGAGCTGTCGGAAGATCCAGTCTTCGACTGCCGCCATCTTCTCTTTCGAAGGAAGAACTCCGGCTTCGAACCGCTCCAGCTGTTCTGTGGACAGAACAGTCCGGACGAAAGCAGGGAACGCGGCGAGAGCCGCCTGCTTTGCTTCCGCCTTGGCCCGATCCTGATGCTTCTTGAGCAGGGTCGCTCGTGCCGTCCGTCGCCTTTCCTCGTTGATCTCGACGATCAGCTCATCCAGCCGGGCTAGATCTGCGGGGTCGAGGTACTTACCATACTCCAGAAGCTTGCCTCCGGAGCTGACGGGCTGAAAAACGTGGATATGGACCTCTTCGAGGTGACCTCCCTCCTCCAGACGTAGCGTCTCTACTGCTTTTTCGAGCTCATGCTGTGGGAGTTGACCCTGCTGAATGCTGATGGCACGGGATCTCGCCTGGGCCATCAGATCCTGGTCGGCCTTCTCCCGCGCTTTCCTGGCCGCTGCTTCGTGCTCGGTCTTTTCCTTCTCCGTTCGCTGAATCTCCTCGTCGAGGAAGGCCACCAGGGCCTCTCCGGTGTGTGCCGCTGGGCCGTGGAGAACCGGGGTTGCGCCTCTGGTCTCCTTGCTGACTTTGACCAGACGGAGGAGCGTGCTCAGGCGTGCCTCCGTCCAGCGCTCAGTATCTTCCAGATGGAGCGGCACCGGGCGGGTGCCAGGCTCGCTACGCATGGCTACGGCTTTCTCCCAGGACACATGGATAAAGATTTCCATCTCTTCCTCCTGTCTTCCCTCAAGGAAGACGTTCTGCACGAGCTCCAGTGCCCGCGCGCTTTTCTTATATCAGGACAGATGGCTCTCTTGACCGCGTCCTGTTACTATACACAAGCATGAGCGTCACGGTCCCGGTGGAGGAAGCTGCCACGAAGCCTTTCTCCCCGAACAACTTCCTCGTGCATCACGACACCCATCCCCTGACCCTGACCTTGCTCTGTCTGGATCGGATGGGGGTGGACTGGTTGGAGTGGGAACCGGATGTGCTCAGGGCCGAGCTCCTTCGCGTCTTTCGTCAGCCCTCGATCCACAGCGCGAATTGGGAGATGCTCCAGGCGGCGCGAACCTGTCTCCTGGCCACATCGCCGTGGAAGACCTGGGAGGTCTTCGCACTGGTCTGCCAGGCGTTCAACAACAACATCCCGGACTTCCAGAGCTTGCAACGCTCCACGCCAGCTCAGGTCACGGTCTGCGTGGATATGATGCAGCGGTTGGGAAGTCACACCTTCGCCGACCCGGTCGAGCGGTTCATCGCCGCATGTTACTTGGACGAGAGCATCGACTACCTGCATCCCATCGTAGGCTTCGCCCAGGAATGGGTGACGCGGCCCATGTATCGATGTCGTCGTTGTGGCCGCGTGGACCATGATGATGCAAACGGCGTCTGTGATAGTTGTGGTGCTCCAGATACCGAGCTGGAGCGTACCCGTACACGAGACCCCGACCCGATCAAGCGGCGCTACGATGAGATTCGGGCCATGGGACGGGACCGGCCCGTGCTTCAAGAGACCATGGAAGATATACAGACGGCCAAGCTCCTTCTCATCGACGCCTACGTGGACTATCGACGTCTCCAGCTGAAGACACAGATGTCTTTGATCCAGGAGGCCCCGTGAAAGTTCGTAGCTTGGATGTCGAGCTGTCGTACCAGTTCGAGGGCATGGGAGACGAGCTCGAGAAGATCGCGCTCCTGGGACGACTCTGGAATGCTGGTCCGAACTGGGGTCGAGCGCTCGGCGCACTTGGCGGGGCTGGTGCTGGTGCTGGCATCGGCTACCTGCGTGCTCCCGATGAAGAGAGTCGTCTTCCTTCGGCCCTGGGTCATGCGGCAGTGGGTGCTGGCCTTGGACTGGCCGGGGGGCAATTCATGACACGGGCTGGATTGCAGCAGGCAAGCCGCTTTGGCCAGAGACAACTCCACGGCTTCACAGGCAAGCTGCCGGGTCACGGTTTTCGTGAATCGTTGAGCGTGAAGGGACCGGAGCGGATCGAAGCCCTGAAGAAGATGAAGTGGACCCTGCCAGAACAGGTTCCGGAGCACGTCCAGGGCAAGGTCACGGAGAAAGCGGTTCGGGGCGCGATACAGGCAGCGGAAACCGGTGCACAGCAAGAGCAAGGCAGAATCATGGGCCCGATCTTGCGCAGTAGCCTCGCTCAACGAATCCGTGAGAGCAGGCCTTATGCCTGGCATACGAGACAGCGTCTGCAGTCTGCACTGGCTCAGCAACAGCTCGCCGAGGCCGGTCTGACTTCAATTCCGGGATCCCTCAAGGCGTACATCGCCGGCTCTCCGGAGACGGGTCTAGGTCGAGCTGGCCTCCTCGCTGCCAATCTTCGAGCGCCAGGACTCGTGACCGGAGCGGGTCTTCCCCTGCTCTTCGCGGCGCCGTCCGCGGTGGAGGCGGTGCAGGAACGGGATGTACGTCCACTGATTCGCGGAGTGGGAGAGGGCGCGGCCACGGTGGCCATGGGCGGGCTGCCCATGATTCCCATGATGGCAACAGGCGATCTCGTATCTCGTGGCCTGGGAACGGCGCTACGTACGCCAGTGCGTGAGGTGCAGTCATGATCATCGAACCGGTTCAGACTGCGACGTCGAGCTCGGGGCGTCTTCTCGGATCACAGAACGCCACAGGTCCGATTCGATACCCGACTCCGTACTTCGACGTGGCCAACACCTATATGCCGGCCACGGTTCGGGACTTGTTCCAGTGGTGCCGGTTCTACTTCCTCGTGAATCCGCTCGTGGCCGCCGTCGTCAGCAAGATGGCGGAGTACCCCCTGACCGATCTGATCCTCGACGGAGACACCGAGACGAACCGTCGCTGGGAGACCTTCTTCGAGGACGATCTGGCTCTGCGCGAGACCATGATCGACATCGGCCTGTTCTACCATGCCTACGGCAACGCGATCCTGTCCATGGTCGATCCTTTTGTGAAGATGCTCAAGTGTGAGCAGTGTGGCTTCGAGGTTCGGGCCGAGAAAGCATCTTACCGTTGGCGTGGTTACAGGTTCCAGTTGAAATGCGGGGCCTGTAAGCATGAGGGCAGAGCTGCGGTTCGAGATGAGTACCTGAAGACAACGCGAGGCTCCCGGCTCCTACTCTGGAACCCGGAGGATCTGACCACGCTTCACAACGACCTCACCGGAGAGACCTCTTACCATTACAGGATACCGGCTCATCTGCGTAATGCGGTCAAGCTCGGCAAGCGGGAGATCGTCGAGCGAATCCCACAAGAATTCGTCGATGCGGTGCGATTGAACAAGGATGTGGTCCTGGATCCGTCCAACGTCTACCACATGCGTCGTCCCTCGATCCTGACAGGCCAGCTCAATCGAGGTTGGGGGATCCCGCTGATCATGCCCGTGCTCCGGCATCTCTTCTTTTATCATCTCATGCTCAAGACCCAGGAATGTGTGCTCCTCGAGCGCATGTTGCCATTCAACATCGTCTCGCCGACGACCACGGTCCCGGGCATGAATCCCTACGAGCACGTGAACCTGTCCAACTGGAAGGACATGGTGGTCGAAGAGGTCCAGAGATGGCGCAAGGATCCGCATTATGTCAGCGTCATGCCGATCCCGCTCAACCATCAGGTGATCGGAGGTGATGGCCGTGCCCTGCTCCTGACCCAGGACATTCGCCAGCTTGCCGACACCATCGTTCTCGGGATGGGCTGTGTCCCGGAGCTCTTGTGGGGTGGCGTGAGCTGGAGCGGGTCCAACGTCTCCCTTCGCATGATGGAGAATGGATTTCTTCGCTACGTCAGCAACCTGCTTCGCATGGTCCGGCTCTTCGTCATCAAGAGAACGGCGGCACGACTAGACTGGCTCGAGCCCAAGTCGGCCAGGTTCAAACCGTTCAAGATGGCAGATGATCTGCAGCAGCAGGCATTCAGGTTCCAGCTGAATCAGTCCAAGCTGATCAGCGATGCCTCCTTCCGACAAGGTTGCGACTATGACCCGCGAGAAGAAGATCGTCTGATCCGGGCCGAGACGAAGCAGCGTTACGACGCCGTCAAGGAGCAACAGACCGCCGAGGCCGAGGTCGCGGGCGAGATCGGTGTGATCCAGGCTAGGTGGCAGGCCAAGGCGCAGAATGCAGCTGCGCTGGAAGCACAACAGATGCAGCAGGGAAGCTATGGCACGGCTCCCGGAGAACCTGGAGAGGGAGCGCCTTCGACCCCGGTGAACCCGGAAACGGGCCTGGCTCGGCTCCGTGCCCTGCCAGCGGCACAGCAGCTCCAGGTCCTCCAGCGAATCAGCGGTGCCAATCCGGACGCGGCCCAGCGTCTCCAGCAAGCGCTCCAAGGTGCGGGGG